GCATCAGCATGCTCTACGCCAGCGGCTAACGGCTCACGACCGCTTATCCCCTTAACCTCGGCCCAGATGGTTTTCCCATCTTCCCATTTTTCAACCGGCTGACCTGATGGCGTTCTGGAGGTTGTGAAGTTTTGAATGGTGACCCGGTGCCGTAATCGTCCTGCCTGCATATCACCTCCTACGTACCTGGTACTTTGCGATGCTGTTTCAGAATTGCATCAACACCGAACGGAATAGAGTTAACGCTATCGCTGCTCAATGGCTCCCGGTTTTCATACCAGTGCGAAACCAACAGCATCAGGGCCAGTTTGATATCATCTTCTATCACCAGACCATCGGGATCGCCGTCTGGAACAGCGTTATCATAAAGACGGCAATTAGTGATTTTTTCCGCATGCTTCAGAGAGGCGTTGAGGTAGAGCGTTAACATCACATCCTCTGTGTCATCATCGCTGTCGATACGGCACTGGTAACGAAGCTCTTCTACAGAGGGCTTCATTTTCCCTCACCCCGCTTATTGCTGGTTTTAGGCTTAACTGGTGTTTCAATTTCAGGCTGTTTAGTCCCGTCGAGAATCCCCATCTGGGCAGCAACCTCAAGAGCACGTTCAGGAAGTGAGCCAGCCTCATATTCACCGGCGGTAATATTTATGATCTGAATGCCATCAGGTGACCATTTCAGGTCTTTTTTCAGCAGCATCATGACCTCCATAAGAATGGGGCCGAAGCCCCATCAGATTATGCGCCTGCACCGATCTGCAGCAGTTTGATGGCCTGAGAATCGGCCAGCATCCCGCCGGTACGTTTGGTGGTGTAGAAACCAACGAATGGTTTATTGGTATACGGGTCGCGGAGGATGCGGGTACCAATGCGATCAACGATGGTATAGCCGCGTTTAAAGTTACCGAACGCAATGGCTTTCGCATCAGCTGCGATATCCGGCATTTGCTCATTCTCAGCAACGCCATAACCTGCCAGAGAGGAAGGCTGGCCCAGCTCAAGGCCCGGACGCCAGAGATAGTTACCCTCGGAGTCCTTCAGAATGCGAACGGCAAACAGGCTGTTGTTATTCATCATGAACTTAGCACCGTTGCGGTGCACCTTGCGCAGGGTGTAGACCAGTTTGATAATCGCATCTGCAGTCACACCAGCCGCCGCACCGGAAAGAATGTGCTGCAGCGTGCCAAAGGCACGGGTTTTATCGTCCTCCAGAGTGGAGGCGTAGGCCAGGAAGCCTTTCGGTTTTTTCGTACCGTTGCCGCTGGTGAAAGCGATTTCTTCCTGTTCGGAGAATTCAACCGCGAGTTCGCTGTTGATCCAGTCCTCTACATTGAAAAAGGCATCATCCAGCATCGTTTGGGTTGCCTGAGGGTTTCCGTAGATTTCACCCATAAACGGTTCAATCTGAGCGAGTTTAGACGCATCAGTAGCTGGACGGAGATCGGTTTCACCGACCCAGCCGGAAGCGGTGCCGCCAAGGTTAACCAGCTTTTTATAGTTGGCACCACCAACGGTGATGGTTGTCGCCTCCTGGCGCATCACTACCTCATCTTTCAGAAGATTGAGAATGGTGCGATCCAGCTCTTCCGGGACGGCATAGCCGCCATCTTCATCCACGCCAACCTGCAGGGCTTTACGCTCCAGATCACGCAGTCCGTCATCCTTACCCTTGCGCATAAAGTCGATGAAAGCGGTTTTGTGCTCGGTTGCGGCCTTGCTTTGAGTGCCACCAGCGGGACGTTTGACCTGTTTAAGCTCATCTTCCAGCGCGGTTTTAAGCTGATCCAGCTCGGTCAGCTTGCCGTTAAGTGTTTCAACTTCTCCGGCCAGCTTGCCTTTTTCAGCTTCGATAGCGTCAATGCGCTTATCATTTTTCGCTTTAAAATCATCGAATTTTTGCTGCAAATCCTGCGCGACCTGCTCAACGTCTTTAATTTCGACTGCCATAATTCAACTCCTGATTAAAATTTGATGTTTTTCAGTGCATCCAGTGCGGCATCCACACCATCAGCGTCACGCTGAGAGAGGTTGCCATAGCCCCCGGCCATGAATGCTTTGGCCTGGGTGCGGGAGAGCCCAACATCGCGCAGGACCCGTTCAATACTTTTCTGGGATGGTGTTTCACCACGGGCAAACGCGCTTTTAACGTCGCTCACCCGCGCTTCATCATTCGATGGAAACGTTACGGGGCTGACCTCCCAAAGGTCGATCTCCTTGAGGAGAAACACGCCTTTCTCGCGGTCGTATTCCCAGTCTTTGAGCATGTACCCAATAGAAAGGCCGGTTAAAGAACCGGCCTTCATGTGGGCATGCGCTCGCTTTGAAAGAGGATCATCATCAATGAGTAACCGGCCTTTGACATATAAGCCGACGTCATCCTCTTTCATTTCGGTATAAACACCGATAGGTTCATCCATCTGATGCTGCCAGAGCATGGCCGGAAGTGCGTTTTTCTCCCGCCATGACTGAAGTGATTTACTGAAAGCGCCGGGAACAACGACATCGTCGTAACTGTCCTTAACGCCAAACACAGAGCCATAGCCTTCAAACTCCCCGCTGTCGCTGACAGACTTTAGCTTCAGCGGAATATCCAGCCGTTGTTTAGTCATCGGCATCATGTTGTTCCTCGGTTGTTTTGCTCTTATTGCTGTCAGACGGCTTGGTCGTCATGTTCATCGGCGTCAGATAAATGTCACCGCCAGAGCGTGGGTTCATATCTTCCAGTTCACGGCAGTCGTTTGGTGAGTAAATGCCCCAGTTAATACCGGTTGAATACGATTCAAATCTGGATTTCATATCCCCACGCAGCAAAGCACCGGCATTAAACTTGGCATAATAGGTGCCCTGCTTCGATTCCTTCACCAGCCCCACGTTGATTCGCTGCTCAATACGGGTCATATACGGAACGAGTGAATAGTTAATGAAGCCAATGCCAAGGTTTTCGATATTGCTGAAGGTGGCGCGGTCGGTGTTCTGCACCATGTGCATCGGCACCCTGAACAGTCGGCAAATCTCCTCCAACTGGAATTTTCTGGTCTCAAGAAACTGACTGTCCTCGGCATTGAGCGCCATCGACTTCCAGTCGAGACCCATTTCGAGAATCATCGGACGATGCGCATTGCTGAGCCCGAGGTGACGATCCTCAAAATCTTTCTTCAACCTGTCATAGGCAGCGTCGGTCAACGATTGCTCAGTACGGAGAACGCCAGAAGTGACCGCGCCATTTGAGAACAGTCTTGCCCCGTGCTCTTCAGTCGCCATACCCAGAGAAATTGCCTCTCTGGCGTATGCAATTGGGTTCAGACCAACCAGCCCGTCAAAGGTCAGTGTTCGGACGTGCCAGATATCATCCTGACCCAACACATCCGTCGAACCATCAGGGAAAGTGACCTGATACACCGGTTGCCACTGACTGTTAAGCTTAGGGTCAACGCAGCCCGGATCAATGGGTAAAAGCTCGACCACCTCACCCAGCGCTTTGACCTTGTAGGCATAAAAATTACCACGCAGGCAAAGACACACAATGACCAGCTCCCAGAACTCCTGAGGGGTCATATAGTCATTTGGCTTCATGGTTAGTAATTTATGCAGCCTTTCAGAGGTCGCTTTTTGCTTGCTGTTGCCAGTGACCTTGTACAGGTTGCAGGGAAGCATTCCCATTGACTCAGCCAGCACCCTGATGCAACCAAACACCGCTGTAAGACGCATCGCTTTCTGGCTGCTGACGCGCTTTCCGGTATAGGTGTCGTAAGTCATCCCTACGGCTTCCGCTAACTCTGCAGGTGTGGTCACCGGAGTATTAGATTTTTGAAACAATCCGGGAAAGAACATCAGTCACCGCCTTCGTTTTGAACATTACTTGGCGCGGACAAATATTTTGATACTGCCCATGACCAGAACAGACACAGAACACCAGCAGTAATAAATCCTGCGGGCGGGAATATCAGCCATGCGCCATATGAAAACAAAGCAGCACCGATCACCCCGATCAGCGGGGCAAGAATCATCAGGATCATAAGCGCCTCTTTAAAGTGAACGGACGCCGTAACTTTCCAGGTGATCAGAAAGGCTCGCCTCAGGCTCACCGCCATTAACCAGCATTCGACTCATTGCGGTAAATAGGGCAGCGGGGCCGTCTATTTTGGCTTCCGGCGTGGATTTGTTAGGGAAAATGTTGTCATTTTTATCCGGCTTAACGGTAACGTTTGACATCATCCAGTTCATTACCGGGTGATTGCTGTGGTGGAAACGCCCTCCGTAGACCAGCGATTCAACCTCTTTCATGGATTCAGAAAAGTTTCTGACGGTTTGAGGGACCTCCACCAGCGGTACGCCTTCTTCTGCCAGCGCCAGGCTGAACTGCGTCGCACTCCACGGGTCGAATCCGGTTTCTTTCAGGTTCTCGCCGTTAATCCATTCAAGGAAATCCGCTTTTATCTGGGCATGATCGATAACATCACCATCGGTAAGCTCAAGTTTTCCCAGCTCGGCCCATTTGCGATACATCTGCGCCATCTGTGCAGAACATTTTTCCAGCCGTCCTTCAGGTAGCCAGAATTTAAAGTCAGCATGGGCGTGTCCATTATCAGCACGCCAGAGCTTTACGGCTGCGCAAATATCAATTTTATGCGCCAGGTCAACGCCAGCCCACATGGGGTAGGTTTTAAGCTCATGCCGGGGAGCTATATACTCGCATTTCTCCCATTTCATCATGTCCATCCAGGCAGACTCAGCCGTTACCCAGATATTCATGTGTTTGGTGAAAAAGTTAACCCTGGCGGAAACCTGCTCTTTCGCTTTCTTAGCCAGGCGGCGTAGGTCGTCCCAGCGCTTGCAGATACCGAGTCCGGGATTTGCCTTCTGCCATACCGTTTCATCAAAGGGATCATCATCCTTATCGAGGGTAAAGATAATGGCAAAATAGGTGTCATCCTTTACCGCGCCTTCAACGTCGCTGTTGTAGCCACGTAATACTTTGATGGCGTAATCACGCTGTTCGTAACAAATACCCTCTTTGTTGAAACCCGCTGTGGTGATGCCAAACAGCAAAGATTGCAGACGGGCCCCCGTTGCAGTCTCCAGAACGTCCCACACATCACGCGTTTTATGCGCGTGCAGCTCGTCAATAATGGCGCAATGGATATTCAGGCCGTCAAGGTTATTTGCATCGGAAGACAGCGGCTCAAATTTAGAGGCGGTTTGCTCCTGGTAAATAGCGAGTTTATTGAACTCAAACAGCTTACCCAACGTTGGCTTGGCCTTTTTGACCATGTTTTTTGCATCTTCAAATACGATCCGTGCCTGGTCTCTCGTCGTCGCGGCGGAATAGACTTCTGCACCACCCTCGCTGTCAGCGCCGGTCATATACAGGCCAACGCCAGAAGACAGGGTTGACTTAGCGTTTTTACGCGCAACTTCGTTATAGGCGGTCCGGAAGCGGCGAACCATTACCGGCCTTCCACTGCCGTCATTGCGCAGCACTATTTCGCCGGTTTCTTCATTCACCAGCGGAATAACAAAACCGAAGATGTTTATCAGAATGAAAATATGCCAGTCCATTAATTCAATCGGCTGACCAGCAAGAGCGCCTTTAACGTGAGGCACAAACTTATAAAAATTTAGAATATGCTGCGCACGCGGTTCACTGAAGTAAACGCCACGTTCCTCGCCGAATTTCAGATCATCAAGGAAGCGCTGGCAAGCGAGGCGAACAAATTCGCAGGCAATGATATTTCCCGCCACGACGCGCTCAGCGTAGCGTATGCCATCTGCAACTTTAGCCATTAGTCTCTCGAGTTAAGGAATTTGCTGATCAGGTCATCGTCAGGTGTCGTTTCTCGGTTGACTTTCGACCGGCTTGAAGGAGTCATGCCGAACTCGCCCAGCATTGCACGCATACGTTTCCATGCATCTGCTTTCATCATTGCCGCCGGGTGAGGCTTAATCATTCTGATTTCACGTTCTTTCCCTTCATCAGGATCATCCTCGCTGTAAACCGCGTAGGTATATCCCTCACGATCAAGGGTTTCACAGTGATGGCGGTATTCTGTATAGGCTTCAACGAGCAATTCAAGCGCCCGCGCGTCAAGCTGGGACATAACGCCGATAGCGTCCAGTTCCTCAGCAATCCGCTTAAACCAGTACTTCCCCTGCTTGTCGAAATGCTTCGGTGTTGGGGGTACCCCAGCAGCTGGTTTAGGTTCGTTTTCGTTGATCGGGCGTTTTGATGGGTTACCCCTCACCAAACGTAGATGGGTCGGGGTTTTCGGCGGTCCAGACATAATCGAAAACTCCTATTAATCATCGAATGGGGGACCCCATAAAAAAGTTTTCTAACCTGCGGCGATGTGAAAAGAGGTTAGGCGGCGGTCCTTAGCAGGCAGGGGCCTGAACTTTTGACCCGCCCTCCCCCGGTAGTGATAACCAATATCATTCACATCAAAATGATTGCATTTGAAATCATTTTGCGTTTCATCAGTCGAGATGGAAGTCATCACTGAGGTTGCGGCGCCGCGCGCTACTGGCATTGTGCGGGCAGGCGCTGGAGTTATGGCCCGACTGACCGCAGTAGCCGCAGCGCAGGTTCGCACGGCGGGCTGAGCCACCCCATGTCTTTGGGCAATTCGCTACGGTGTGCAGCGTCGATCCGCAGTAGGTGCAACGCGTATAGCTCATCGGGTTCTCTCCGTCGCGGTCTTGCGTTTATGGCATGGCCAGCACAGCGATTCGAGATTGCTGTCTTCGTCTGTGCCGCCGTGAGCTTTCGGGATGATATGGTCGACGGTTTCAGCCGGACGAGGTCTGTCGTTGCGCACGCACTGCTGGCAGATGTGTCGATCACGCTTAAGGATGCGGGCACGGATGATGTCCCACTTACTGCCGTAGCCACGCTGGTGGCGGCTCAGGCCGCGCTGATGCTGCTGCCACCCTTCGTTACGGTGGGTTTCGCAGTAGCCGGAACGGTCAGTGGTGGTGCCAGAGCACCCGCGCTTACGACAGGCGCGAGGGATAGCTGCAGGCATATTGTTGGCTCCAATAAAAAAGCCCCGCGTGAGCGAGGCTGTGGTTTATTCCCTATAGGGTATATTTTCGATTTATCCCCTGTAGCCATTACGATGGGTCTGCCCATGGTGATAGCAATAGAGAACCACCAGCCCAGTGGCTCACTGTTTTTTTGATGTGGCTGAACACTCCAACCTGACAGCTTCGCTTATGGGAAACTTCCCATACCCACTTAATGTCACGCTGCTAAATTCAAGGTGTAACGAATATGCATTTGCATGCCCTCAAAAGAATTTGGATTCCCTTCTTTTGAGGGCTTCTTTTCCCATTATCAAGCACATCCGCAGATGAGCTTTGGAATGGCTAACAGTCAGTGTCAGGCCGTGCAACAGCACGACAAGCCCACATACAGGCTTCCTGCATTTTAGTGCGGGCAATAGACAGGCTGCGCATAGCGTCATCAATCTCACGTGCCTGCTCAGTGTTCAGCATTGCTGGCCCATGACGGACAGCCAGCAGCTCTCCGCGTTCGGTATCGAGCAGGCTGCAGAAATGGCGGCTTACTCCTTTCAGGCGGTTCATACGCTCAATGTCGCCAGGTGTTAACGTGCGGTACCCCTTTACGGTGCTTCCATCCTGCGGTTTTGCTTCGCTCATATCTTCCTCGTTAGTTAAGGCACTGCTCGCGCACATACGCCTGCAGACCGCTCAGTTGCTTGTTGACGGTTTCGATTCGCTCTCTGAGGGTGAAATAATCCCGTTCAGCGGAGTCAGTAAGTCGGGGGCCGGTGCCATCATCCATGCCGGAGGATGTGGTCGTTCCGTTCGTGGTGCATCTGGCGTTGAGCTGCAGCCGACGCTTGCCAGAAGCAACATCGCGCTCAAGCTGATCGATAGTGGCTTTTGCATCCCGCAGTTCTCCAGTGTATTTGGCATCGAGCGCAGCAACATCACTCTGGCGCACCTGCATATCGGTGATTTTGGCGGTTGCCAGTTTCAGGTTTTGCTCGGCGGCGTCAGCACGCTTCTTCTCATCAAGTGCCTGACCGAGCAGAAGATAAATAATCAGAAAGGATAAAATCAGCTCGATGCCGATTATCAGCCAGGCTTTAGAGGTCATTTTTGCTCTCCGCCAGGCACATCGATCGCTCCATCTCTCGTCGGTTCTGGAGACCTTTCCATTTCATTCCACCAGCGTATACCCAGCGCCGCATCTCCTCGCAGGCTCCGTCGTGATCACCTTTGTTCAGCTTGCGCAGCAGCGTGGACTTCGAGAACGCGTCAGAACCAACGTTAAAGACGAAGCTGTAGAGCGCGGCGCGCTGATATTCGCCCAGCGGCACCTTAACCAGTTTGTCTACCGTGCGCTTGGCTGGCTGGAGATCTTTCCATAGCAGCTGGTCGCATTCGCGGTCGGTATACTTCTTCCCTCTCACGATATCTCGGCCCGTATGGCCGTCGCAAACAGTCCATACCCCGGCGACGTCTTTATATGCTTCGTACTTCCGCCCTTCTACACCATCCTGCCCGCCGAGAAACAGGGAGGCAATCAGCATTGCGCCACCACCAGCAGCGGCGATGAGTTTGTTACGCAGGCTACTGGTCATTGGCATTTAATCATCTCCGACTTTGACTGCTGGGCCATACTTCTCAAGCGCCTTAACCTGTGCATTGGCGACCTTGCGTTTGAAATACCAGTTGATAAGCCCTGTAACGATGATCCCGGCAATACCAGCCAGTACGCCGATGGCGCTCCATTCGTCAGGGCTCAGTTTTGTGAGGACGCCGTTCAGGATGGTTCCTCCTGAGGTGCCGAGGGCGACTCCGGTGACAAGTTTGCTCATACGGGACATTTCTCTCACCTCGCTGGTTAGCGGGTGCTGTGGGGTTGAGGATCAGGCTCTCCGGATGAATTACGACAAGACCTTAGATGGGGGTTTCCGGGAGCCTGAAATAAAAAAAGGCCCGCTTTTACGCAGGCCTAAATGAGTTGGAAATTTAAGTAGGTAGGCGTGATACGTCGCCATCATCCAAATAGTAGCTGTGTCGAGCAGCGATACTGGCCGGTCAGGATGTCCGGTTAATGGTTATGGCTTGGTTCACGATTAAATAATAGCACTACTAACGAAGCGCATATAAAAAAGCCTGCTTTACTAAATAGCTGCGCGGAATAGTAGATCACTGAAAGGGAACTCAGCCCGGATTGTGCGATCTGATCAATCGCCAAACCAACCAAAACCACCAACCGGACTGAGC